GTAACGTCATATCTGCCAACAGAAAGATTGTAGAGCTTATCCTGGCCTTTGACGCCTCCGCTTTCCTGAGTTAACTGCACGACCTTCTCAGTGTTGTCTTCGCCGAGAATACGGATGGTTTCACGAGTTGAATAGACAGATGGAATGACTTCAACGATGCACCGTCCGGCATATTGTATGGCTCTGGCTAAATTATCGATGAAGTGGAAATTAGACACATCTCCTTGTCGCTCTCTCGCTAGGATTGCTCTGCCAGAAGTCTCATTGCTACGTGCTCCGATAGCTGATGGGTAAATCCCAGTGATCGCTTGTATATCTTCATTAGCAGCGACCGCCTCATTCATCGCTCCAGATGGCACCCCAGCAAATGCTTGGCGCTCTGGTGCTCCAGCTGATGGTTCAAATTCAAGATAGGCATAACTGCGGCTGTTAGCATGCGCCCACTTAGTTTCATTTTCATCATCAGCTGGAATAAATCCCTTTGGCCCGACCCAAGGTGCCTTTGGTGCAAGCGCTACAAGTTCGGTCGTTGCAGACCGCCAGAAGTTATGCATCGTTTGGCTGTCTTTCGCATCACGAATTAATGATTTGAACCAGCGCACGCCATCCATGTAATACTCTTCGCCCCACACTGGGCAAATCGGAATAGTCGACCCAGGCCAAAGTTCTTCAGACAACACCTCCACACCATTAATCATGTACCGCATAACTTCGAAATATTTAGCCTCACGTTCACCAACAATTGTAATATTTGCAGCTTGGATGAAAGATTCAGCTAAACCCGTTTCGTCAAGGTTGACATCCTGAACACCTTGACCTTCAAAGAAAGCAGCCGCCAATTGCGGCACCTGGTCCCAACGCACAGTCAAGATATCATCTTGGCCGGTTTCTGGATTATTCTGTTTGATCTGAATGAGCTTGCGCTCTTTTTCAACACGTTTGAAATATTCAGATACTCGAATGCGGTCATCATCCAGCCACTTGGCTGATGCATCGCTCATCGTGTTACCATCAAAAGGCACCATCGAAGCATCAGGGTAGTCGCGTTTGAAATCTTCTTTATCGAGATGGTCGCTAATAAAAGCGTAGCTCCAGTCGCTGGCATCAAATTCGGTCGACGCCGTATCCCAATGCACGCTGAGAGCGTTGGGAATACGTTTGATGCCGACCTCCAACTCAAAGGTCTCAGGGTGTGCATAATCGATGTCCAGCCGGAAGAATCCAAACCCGCCGGTTACAGCATGGTCTACAGCTGTGCCGTACGCGATTTGAGCATTACTGTTTCTCTCGATCGAACGAGTCAAGCCTTGAATAACATCTGCGGTATCTTGATCAGCTCCATTATCGACCGGCGCAACGACAATGCCGGGTTTGTTTTGTTTGCTTTCATTCACGACAGAGCGGATCAGCGCTGGCAGCTTGTTAATTGTTAAAACTGGTCGCCCTTCTTGGACGCGCTGTTTTTTCACTGCTGCGGGCCACTGATCGCTCCCACGAGAGAACTTCGTGTCTTCTTCATAAGCCTCTCGATTCTCGACGGACCCTTCCTCACTATACTCGAATTGTTCCAGTGCATCTCGAACGATCGGATCGCTTACGCCGTCATTTCTATCATTTGCCATTTTAACTGTTCTCCGTTATTCTATCCACCGAGCCATCCTCCCTCTTGATAATTGTGTGCTGACGGCCTGCTGCGGCCTCGCGTCGTCGTCATTGCCGGGAACAGCTCAGTAAATCCCCAGATCATTGCCTCGGCTCGATCCGGTGACTTGCCGTCATCGCCTGCCCATCCGCTGGAGGTGAATAGACAAAGCTGGTCTTCAAGCTCTGGGAAGCTGCCAACGTGCGATACTCTACCAGTATGGTATAATGCGCTAATAGGTTCTGCTCTAACGTGCTTTCCACGGGTCGCGTGGACTTCAATAACTGGTAGGGACTTGCGGATCGTCTGAAGTGTGTGCCGACACATATCGCCACCTTGATTCTTTTCAATAATGATACTGTCCGCCTCCCATTTGTCAAACATTGCTACGGCTCTCGTTGCCCATTGGTGGGGGCTTCCGTGGAGGCTGGCGTCTTCGAGGAGGTAGCCATGCCCCCCGCTGTCGATCCCGACAACCACGATGCCATGCTCATCCGAGCGTTCAGTGTCGCTGACAGCCGGGTCCACGGTGACCAGTATACGTTCGAGATCGTCGGGATAGTCGGCTCGTCTGTTGTCATGGATCACCTGCCTTGTCCAAATAGCGCCGACCGCTTGAGGTTCGTATTCGCCAAGCCAGATATGAGCGTAGCGACCAGGGTTTTCAGCCTTATCGTGGGCGCGTTCCTCATCAAGCTCATTCGGAAAGAATTTGTTTTGGTCATAGTTTATCTTGGAGATGATTGCATTCTTTGGTGGTCTCAGCCCTCTAAAAAACATATCAACCGGGTCGCTGGCATGGCGCGGGTTCCAACTAAACCATAGCTCCGACCCTGGCGTCCGTATCGTTGGACGTAAAAGCTCTAAACTTCTCTGGCTTAACGTGGCGGCCTCCTCGGCCCAACTGATATTAAAGCCCTCAAGCGACTTAATGCTCTCAGCTGTGTGGTCCTGCATTCCTTGGAAGATAATAATCCCGCCAGCAGGGCATTTGATGTGGTCATTCATAACCTGAAAGCTGGAAGCGAAACCCATTGTATAAATCTTATCTTCAAGCAGGCGCTTGGCGCTTTCCTTCAACGACTTTTGGACCTCACGAATACAGACACCCCGGAAGCCTTTCGTATCAGCAGCATTGCCTATCATGGCTTCGGCGAAGAAGTGGCTCTTGGCGCTTCCTCTGCCGCCATACAGGGCCTTGTATCGGCTAGGCCGCAGGAAGTCCCTAAAGACCTCCGAAGCATCGCCTACTCTGGCTTGTTGCCCCATAATCCTACACCTATGCTGCCACTATGCTCAAGCGTTGCCGCCTCTCGACGGTTTTGGCGTGTTTTTTCCCACCAGATAATAGCGGACGTATCTCCACCGACCGCTTTGTTAAACAGCGACCCGCTAACAACTGCGTCGGCCTGTATCTTGGCTGTATCTAATTCATGGCGGAAATGCTTGCGGAGTGTTTTGTCATCAATGCCGTCACGGACAACTCGGCAGATGCTTTCTTGCGGGATGCCGACAGCTGTCATCTTCCGTACCATTTCGCGCTCATCGGCTGTTGGTTTGAGTGCTGGTGCGCCGGGTTTACCTTTGGGTTTCTTAGCCATTTCCTTTTATAGTGGGGAAAAATCCCACCCTCCTAGCTATCAAGCCATTCATCAAATGTTTTATATGGTAAGCCTTGAGCCTCCATATTTGTTTTATATATTTCGTAACGCTCTTCTAATGTGCCTTGGTTCACTTGCTTTCTCCCTTTTCAAGTTTGGCTTTCTCGCCGGTGAAGTCTTCCCATCGTTTTACAATAACGTCGCAGTATTTTGGGTCTAGTTCCATTAGGTAAGCGTTGCGGTTGTCTATCTCACAGGCCAGGAGCGTTGAACCGCTTCCACCAAATAAATCCAAAACTAGGTCACCCGCCTTACTGCTATTCCCTATAGCTCTCTGAGGAACGGCGACAGGCTTTTGGGTGCCATGCTGGTAATCTTTGCCGTTATCTCTTGATATTTGCCAAAGATCAAAATCGCTTACGTCACCCTTTTTAAACGGCCCGCCCTTAACAAATAAAATAAATTCACACTGTCTGCGATAAGCCATGTAGCCAAGTCCAGGCTGTTTTTTATCCCACACAATAACAGCATCCAGCGACTTGTCGTTTTGCCTTATAGCGGCAAGAAATGGCTCCTGCATAACCGGACTGACGCATATATAAATATCTGCCTCCGGTTTTCCTGCGCCGAATATTTGAGCGATCAATGCGCCCAAGTCAGAACCTTCAAGCGTGTCGTTTTTTATTTTGCCGTAATCTTTTTCCTTAACGACTTGCGTTCTCCCACCGCTGTAATCTATCCCATAAGGCGGGTCAGTAAAAACCATATCCGCCTTAGCGCCGCCCATAAGCGCCTCCACAGCGTCGATACTCGTACTATCGCCACACATTACCCGGTGCTTGCCTAAGAGCCACACGTCGCCCTCTACGGTTACAGGATCGTCGGGTAATTCGGGTACTTCGTCGGGATCGGTTAAGCCTTCGGTCTTGTCTACAAATAGG